AACAATATTGTTTTAGCTGCTGATGGAAGTACAACTATATCTAACCTGTCAGGTGGTGTAGGTAAAATTCTTCAAGTTGTTCAAGTCGTTCATACTGCTACAGTTTCTACAACAGGAATTACATATACTGATACAGGTTTGTCTGCGTCAATAACACCTAATTCCAGCAGTAATAAAGTTTTAATATTAGTTTCGCAGGGTTATTACATTACAAGAAGCACAGATCAGGCAAGAGGTGGATTTAGATTACTTAAAGGAAGTACAGTTTTAGAACAAGGGCCAAATGCTGCAACAGGACAAGAACCTAATGGTCTTGGTAAATCAACAAACTTAGGAGGTTCTACTCAAGTTGCTGGTAGATATAATTTACATTATTTAGACTCACCTTCTACAACCAGTTCTACGACTTATAAAACACAGTTTGCTAATGCTCAATCAAGTGCAAGCCCTACAATATATGTAAACTCAGGCACAGGAAGTGGAGAAATGGGGTCTGGATTTATAACGCTTATGGAGGTAGCAGCATAATGGCATTAACAAAAATAACAGGTGGAGATGGAATTAAAGACGGTACTATTAAAGAAGCCGATCTTAATATAGACAATACCCCTACAAATAATTATGTACTTACTGCCAAATCTAGTGCAGCTGGAGGTCTAACATGGGCTGAGGCTGTCGCTGGAGCAACAGGTGGTGGAAATGATAAATGCTTCTGGGAGAACTCGAATACAATTACGACTTCTTATACCATTAGCAACAATATGAACGCTGGAACATTTGGTCCAGTAACTGTAAACTCTGGAGCAACTGTAACGGTTGGTTCAGGCGAGACTTGGGTGGTGATCTAATGCCAGTAGCAATTAATGGCACGACAGGTGCCGTAACTGGGTTAGCTCAGTTACCAGATTCTGCTATGAGTGCAGGGTCTATTATTCAAGTAAAACAAACAGTTAAAGTAAATACTTTTAGTACAGATAGTACTTCTTTTGTAGATATTACAGATTTTCATGTAGATATTACGCCTAATTCAGCGTCAAATAAATTTCTTGTTTCAGTCGATTTAAAAATTGGCCCTTCAAATACAACAGGAGGTGCACCTTTTGCAAATCTAGTAAGAGTAATTGGAGGAACAAGTTATCCAAATATTTATAAAGGAACTGTAGATGGTATTAAAACATCTGCATCTTGGGGTAGAGAAGATAACCCAAGAGATAATTATGCAGGGTATGAGGTGTTACCTTTGCATTTATCATTTTTAGATAGTATTTCTGGTGTTTGGTCATCTGGTTCTATAAGATATAAAGTTCAAATGGCTGACCTGAACAATAGTACATCTTTTGTAAATAGAGTATCGAATGAAAGCAATAATACACAATATCCAAGAACTGCGTCATCAATAACAGTAATGGAGGTAGCAGCATGACAATAAAATTAATCGGCTCCTCTTCGGGGTCGGTATCTTTACAGGCTCCAGCATCAACAACAGGTGGTGCTAATAGAGTTTTAACCTTACCAGATGCAGATGGTACAGTTGCGGTTGGAGATACAGGTAAAACTCTTCAAGTTTTACAAGCAGTTAAAACTGATACTTTTAGTTTAGATGGAACTGCTACTGCTGACATTACAGGTCTTTCTCAAGCTATAACGCCATCTTCTTCATCAAATAAAATATTAATAAGTTATTCTGTAAATTTTTCTATACGATATGATGGTTATGGTGGTGGTTTAAAACTTGTACGAGGATCTACACAAATATATTTAGGTGATGCTGCTGGAAGTAGAGTCAGATCATCCAATGGTTTTTTCTCAGGGCCTAATTCTAATCAACATCATATATGGACAGGACAATTCTTAGATTCACCTAATACAACAAGTGAAACAACTTATAAATTGCAATTATTTTCAGGTGGTTCTGGACGAACAACATTTATAAATAGAAGTTTTAATGATCAAGATAGTTCAGTCAACAGTTTTAGAACAGTTTCACAAATAACAGTTATGGAGATAGCAGCATAGCCTATCTCCTAACAAATAAATAAACAATTATTTTTTTAACAAAATGGATCACGAAGCAATTTATTCTGCTTATAGCGGAACAGTAGTATCAATAGACGATTCCGCTGGAGCGTTTGACAAGGATGGCAACAAGGTAACACTTGATAACGCCAAAGTAGCGGCAGCTCGTAAATCAATAGACGATGCGTACGCAGCTACAAAATATCAAAGAGATAGAGCAGAAGCTTACCCTTCTTGGCAAGATCAGCTCGACAAAATCTATCACTCAGGCGTAGATGCTTGGAAAGCAGATATTAAAGCAATAAAAGATAAATACCCAAAACCATAGGAGGGTAAATAATGTCACGAATAATCGTAGACTCAATACGTAACTCAAGTGCGTCTTCGGATGCACTTACACTTAGTTCAAATGGTAAGGTAACTTTTCCTAATAACACAGGAAACATTCTTCAAGTTGTTCAAACAGTTAAAAAAGACACTTTTAGTGCTAATACATATAATAATTTTTCTGAAATTACAGGATTAAATGCAACCATAACACCTACTGTTTCAACAAGTAAATTATTAATTCAAGTAGATGTTACATGGAGTACTGAAGTAAATGCTATTTTTTATGGAAAATTATATGATGGTTCTTCTGACATAACTGGTGCTCATGGAACTGGTGGATCATCTATAAATGCTTGGTTTGCTGCGTATTCCAAAGCAAGTACAAATACAATTACAGGAGATCAAATAAATCATGTAACACATTCATATTTGCACCAAGTTAGTGATACAAATGCACATACATATAAACTATATGGTAATGCACAAACTTCTACTTTCTATATAAATAGAAGACATGGTGGTGATGACGCAAGATCAACCTCAATATTTACAATAATGGAAGTAGCAGCATAGTGGAAACACCCACCATCGACTTATTACTTCCACCTGAAATACCTAGACAAACAATACCTTTACCTACAGCTGATTTACCTTCTTATAAACCAATGGTGGTTCCTCCTAACAACTTGGAATCACCTGATGGTGTTAAGGCAGAGACTACAGAAAAAGAAGATACTGGTATAAGAAAAGTTGATATACCTTTTACTAACTTTAAATTACCTGTCCCAGAGAACGAAATATTGATAACTGCTGGTGGTACGGCAGTCGTATCAGTAGCAGCCACCCTTACAGCTACAGCTGCTTTTAAATGGGCAGTAACAGCAATGAAACCATTACTAAAACAAGCAATTGGAAAAATTAGTGGAAGAAAAAAAGAAAGGGTTAATACACGGATGTGATACTCATGAAGAAAGAATGGAAGTAGTATCAACAATTGTCAGATTGGGAGTTGTGATGTGGAGCGGATTCATAATTACATTAAATTATGTAGATGTACCAATGCTTAAAAAGTCTTCCAGTGCAGCGGATATCACGTTTGTAGCTTCGATTTTTGCTGGCGGAATAGCCAGTTTCGGGCTAACCACTTCTAACGGAAAAAACGGAAATAGCAAAGGACCAGTTAAATGTTCAGAATGTCAAAAGGCAATAAAATGAAAAAATTTATCTTTATCATAGCTTTGTTATCACCCACAATAGCTTATGCAAACACCGTGACTCCTCAGTGGTCGCAAGGCAGTATGCAGTCAACTACTAATACTACTCAGACAATAACAGAAACTCGTAATACAAAAGTTTATGGGTCAGAGTTGAAAACCTGGTCAGGTACAAACGTAACTCCATCTGGAGATATTACTGACTCAGCAACAACCTTCTCAGTTACAGATAACACCCAGGCATGGCAACTAGAGACAACAAACAGAGCAGCTGGTTTAATCGAGGAAATAGACGCAGTAATAAACATAAATACTACTGCTACTACTACTTCATTATCAGTCTTCTCTCAATAAATCCAATATTTGCAGAAACAACCAATAATTCAAACCCTGTAGCAGCTGCAACGTCCAATAATACTAACCAATCAGTCCAATTTAACAACAATGGTGGACCTTCACGGCAGTATTTTGGCAATGGTTACAGCTGTAATGGTTCAACAATGACATTTTCACCCTTCTACATGGGCAACGATACACAGCCACAGACTGAAGACGGCTATGTCATATCAGAAAATTGGGGCATGCAAATAAATTTTATGGTTCCACTAAATAGACGAAGTATAGAGCAGTGTTTGTCACTAGCTAAACGCCAAGAAGAGAAGCTACGACTAGATTATGAGCTTGTAAGGGCACTCAAGTGCTCTGAATTGATGCGTCAGGGCTTCATGATCCGTCCAGGAACCAGAGTTGCACATATGTGTAACGACATCATACCTATCAGTCAATACTTAAAAGAAAACAATGTTAGCACTCCTAAAACCAATCGTTTTAACATTCTTAAAAAGCGATAAATTTAAAGTTTTTGTTGTAGAACTATTAGAAAAACTCGTAGAGCTTAGTGATAATCAGCTTGATAATAAAGCATTAGAAATAGTCAAAAAAGGTTTAGATATTGAATAATGAAAAAAGCAACTGAAGATCAGTTTAATGAACTGCATCAGTTGGTCACAAAAGAGTTTTTAGACAGAGTTAAGAGTGGTGAAGCTACCACTCAAGATTTAAAAGCAGCCTGTGATTGGCTGAAGACTAATGATATTAGCGGTATTGCTTACGATGGTAACCCTTTAGCAAAATTAGCAAGTGTTTTACCAGAAGTAGACCCTGAACTTGTACAAAGGAGACTTTATGGCAAAAACCGCTGATTTTTATAAAAAAAATGCTGATGCTAGAAAGAAACGTCAAGCACAACAATCTAGATATAACAAAACTGAAAAAGGTAAAAGCTTAATAGCTAATGCAAAGAAACTTAGAAAGAAACTTGGAATACCGAAAGGTTCAAAGATGGATGCAGCCCACTATAAAGGCAGCACTACTGAAGGAAGAGCACAACATAGATCTAAGAATAGACAAAGCAGAAAAAAAGCATGACACCTTTACTACCTAGTCCTAACCATTACTTACAAAACCTAATAACAATGACAAGTTCAGAATCTAAACGGCTCTGGAGAAGAGCTATAAAAGAGCACTTCAACTGTCAATGTGTTTATTGCGGAAACTTTTATGAATTACACGAACTTACACTCGATCATGTCAAACCTAAAACATATGGTGGAGAAAACTTACAGTCTAACCTTGTACCAGCATGTACAAAATGTAATCAGGACAAAGGTAGTAACTACTGGCTGAACTGGATGCGTTCACGCTTCGGATATAAGCCACAACGAGAGAAAAGAATATTAGATCATATAGCCTATGAATGACGTTTTAAACGCCTTACAGGGGGATTTCAAGCTGTTTCTGCAAGCCTTATGGGAACAGCTTAATCTACCTCAACCTACAAGAGCACAATACGCTATTGCAGACTACTTACAACATGGTCCTAAACGATTACAAGTACAAGCCTTTCGTGGTGTTGGTAAATCTTGGATTACTGGAGCATTTGTTCTTTGGACTCTGTTCAATAACCCAGAAAAGAAAATAATGATAATTTCTGCATCTAAGGAAAGAGCAGACAATATGAGTATCTTTTTACAGAAACTAATTATCGAAACAGCCTGGCTAACACACCTACAGCCTAAGAGTGATGACGCACGTTGGTCACGCATATCTTTTGATGTTAACTGTGCACCTCACCAGGCACCCTCAGTTAAGTCTGTCGGTATTACTGGTCAGTTAACTGGATCTAGAGCTGACCTGATGATTCTTGATGATATTGAAGTACCAGGTAACTCTATGACAGAACTAATGAGAGAGAAACTCTTACAGCTCTGTACTGAAGCCGAATCTATACTTACACCTCATGATGATAGTCGCATTATGTATCTGGGAACTCCCCAGACCACATTTACTGTATATAGAAAACTTGCTGAAAGAAACTACCGCCCTTTCGTATGGCCAGCTAGGTTTCCTAAAAATTCTACGCCATACGAAGGTTTATTAGCACCACAACTACAAGAAGATATTGATAAAGGAGCAGAAGTTGGAGAATGTACAGACCCAGATAGATTCGATAACGAAGATCTATTGGAAAGAGAAGCAGCGATGGGAAGGAGCAACTTTATGCTTCAATTTCAACTCGATACAACCCTTAGCGATGCTGAGAAGTTTCCTCTTAAAATTGCTGACCTTATCGTTACTTCTGTTAATCCTACTAAAGCACCCGAAAATATCATTTGGTGCTCAGACCCTAGAAACGTCATTAAAGATTTACCCACCGTGGGACTTCCAGGAGACTACTTCTATTCACCTATGCAATTGCAAGGAGAATGGTCTGAATATAGTGAAACCATTTGTGCTGTCGATCCATCCGGCCGTGGAACCGATGAAACAGCAGCTTGCTATCTATCCCAAAAGAACGGCCTCATCTACTTGCATGAGATGCGAGCCTACAGAGACGGGTACAGTGATAGTACCTTGCTCGACATACTAAAAGGTTGTAAAAAATATAATGCCACAACCTTAGTAGTAGAAACTAACTTTGGAGATGGAATAGTAAGTGAATTATTTAAAAAACATATTCAACAAACAAAACAACAAATACTTATTGATGAGGTTCGTGCCAATGTTCGGAAGGAAGACAGAATTATTGACTCGCTTGAACCTGTACTTAACCAGCATCGCCTTGTTATTGACCGTGGGGTTATTAACTGGGATTACAACTCGAACTCAGAAAGTGCACCTGAGAGTCGGCTCCTATACATGCTCTTCTATCAGATGAGCCGTATGTGCCGTATGAAGTATGCAGTTAAACATGATGACAGACTTGATGTCCTAGCTATGGGTGTTAAGTATTTCACTGATGCTCTGTCTATTTCTGCACAAAACGAAATCAAACTTCGTAAGAGACAAGAATGGGAAGACATCCTAGACGCTTTCCTAGACGATCCTCAAGCTTCCGCTAACCACCTAGTACTTGGACTGAACATGGAACAGAGACAACAAGCTCTAGGTAACGCTGACGGAAACTCAGTCCCTAACTGGTAAATTTAGAGGTCGGCATAAAAGGGGAAAGGAGAAGGGTGGACTTCTTTTCCTGTAGAAGGGAGACAAACTCCCTTTTACTTAATATGGCTGAAACATATTACTTAAAACATCTCCCCTATCTCCTCTAACTAAGGTAACGATGAGGTGATAGATATCACGTAATAACACTATATATACTATCTATGCCTAAGTTAAAACTTAATAGCTTCAGACGTATCTACAAGAGTCTAAAGACTCCTTGGACACCTATTAATTGGTTGATACTTGGTTACTTGATTGGGTGGGAGGAGCAGTATATAAACTTTAAAACTAAACATACTGTGGATGAGGCGATTGCTAAATATAACGCAAATGTATCCACTAAAGAAACAAAGCCTGAAATAGTGATGAAAGAGGTGGATGGTGGATGGGAGATGTCTATAGGTCAAGTCGATAAAAAATGACATAAATTTCTCAAGGCATATATATAGTCGTACCGCCAAGGTCATCCCCCCTGTGCCCCTGGTCGTTTTTTTAAGGTCGCTAGTCTCTTAG